GACTATGATGATCAATGAGTACCAAGGTAATCCAGTAGCTGCTGTACCTGCAGGGTTTGTTCGTTATGATGACTACATTGCAGGTGGGGGCAAAGACCCCAATGAAGACGATATAACAGGAACTACAACTGGTACTGGTGTAGAAACTGCACAAGTTGGTGGCGGTTCTTCTGATGATGAAAAAAGAGAAAACAAAAAACTTTTTGATACACTAAAATCAAACACAGAACGTAACCGTGTACAAAAATATAATACTTTATTATTAGAAGGATCACCCGATGAGATTCTTAATGAATATAAAAAATCTAAAACAGGTCAAGTATTTTCTGCAGGTTTAGGGCCATTAGCTATACCTACAAATTTACTTTTAAATAGAGAACAAAAAAAGATTGAAGATGCTTATGTAAAAAGAGCAATGAAAGTAGACGGTATTGATGAAGAAACCGCAAGAAAAAGATTAAAAGAAGTTAGTATGTTATCTTCTGCAAAAGATACTATTGGTGGAATTGGCAAAGGAATCAAAGATACGTTTTTTGAAAAGGGTGGATTAGATAAATACAATAGAGATTATGATGCACAGTTTAACCTAAAAGATTTTACAAATGCAAGAGGTGGTTATAATAATGTCAACATTAATTTTAACCCAGTGCAAGGGTATGTAAAAGGATCAGCAAATAATAATTTGAGTTCACAACAACAACAACACTTTGATAATGCTATTAAAAATGGTAATATGTCTACAGCAAAACATTTTGAAATGGTTGCTAGAAGTAATGCTGCCAGAAATGAATTTGCAAGAGAAAATGCAAGTCTTATTAAAGCTGCTCAAAGAGGTGACGAAACAGCAAGAGAAGAGTTAAAAGAAATAGCAGGTTCAGGTGTAAAATATAATGGTGTAACAATTGGTACAACTTCTATTGATACAATTGTAAAGTATGGTGGTAGTGTTGTGACTGCTGTTGACGATGGTCGTGCTGAAGCAGGTGGTACATTTAAATCTGCAAAGGTAGTTGGTAATGGTGTAGGTGTTGCAGGAGACAAAGGTTCACTACCCACATCATATTCTGATGATGGACCAACAGCAGCACAGATAGCAGCAGCAGAACAAAAGACAGCAAGGGATGCAGCAGCAGCAGCTAGGGCTAGACTACGTGCTCAAGAAGAAGCAAATAGAAGCAGAAATAATAGAGAACGAAGTATTAGTAGAACACCACCAAGTAGATCAAGACCCCAGTTAACTAAAAAAGAAATATCTAAAGCTAAATCTAGTACTAAAAAATCTTCTAGTGGAAGAAGATATGGTGGTGGTGGCAAGGCTAAAGGTGGCTTAATGGAAAAGGGTAAATAAAATGGACATAAGTGAATTAAGAGGTACAGTGCTGCAACGTTTTCAGGAACTAACTGATGATGAAGCAGGAATACTACAAACATTAGAACAGCATCCAGTTGGAGAAGTTATAATGAAACTCATTGGCCCAGAGTTAGAACAAATATTTTCTGAGCCTGAAGGTGAAACAGAACAAATGTTATCTGATGATATGCCACAAGCGTTTGGTAGACGTGAGATGCCTGAAGAAATGCCTGTGGATAATATGCCTCAAGCAATGGATCGTGAAATGGCATCACGTTAAACGTGCCATATATACTAGCTACTCATCCCCCAGACAACATGGCTACGGTGGCCCTAGAAAGGAAATAAAATGCAAGACGCAATGGTAGAACAAGTAGAAACTAAATCTGCTTTTATAAATAAAAAATACAACAACGAAGACAGACTAAAGAAAGATGAAGAAGAACTAGAACAACTAATGGCTGAACAAAAAGGTGAAGCAGTAGAAGCTGAACCAGAACCAGAGAACGCAGAAGAAAAATCTTTTAAAAAACGTTATGGTGATTTACGCAGACATCAGCAGGAAAAAGAAAAAGAACTTGCTGCTAAGATAGATGCACTACAATCACAACTAAGTGAAGCCACTAAAAAAGAGATTAACCTTCCCAAGTCAGATGAAGACATTGAGGCTTGGGCTACAAAGTATCCTGACGTAGCAGCTATTGTAGAAACAATTGCAATCAAAAAAGCAAAGGAACAATCTGCTGTATTAGAAGAACGTGTGAGAGCTGTAGACGAATTGCAAATGAATGCATCTCGTGAAAAAGCAGAAGCAGAGTTAATTCGATACCATCCTGACTTTGAGGACATTCGTGAAACAGATGACTTTCATAACTGGGTAAACGAACAGCCTCAGTCAATACAGGATGCTTTATATGAGAATGCTAGTGATGCTAGAACTGCTGCTCGTGCAATTGATTTGTACAAAGCAGATAAAAACATTACTACTAAAAAGAAAACTAAGAATACAGACAAAGATGCTGCACGATCTGTGAATGCACGTAACTCACGTAGCAAACCAGATACAAGTGATGGTTCAAGAGCAATCTTAGAATCTGAAGTGCAAAAAATGTCTGCACAAGAATACGAAAAGTCGTCTGATGAAATTATGGAAGCTATCCGTACAGGCAACTTCGTATACGATTTGTCTGGCAATGCCAGATAATCTATTGACATATAGAAAATTTTAAGTATAACTATATGTATACCGTAAGTGGCACAGCCCCTGTAGAGATGGAATACCTGTGCCTCTTGCAAACTTAGCAAACAACATATCCTTTTGGACAACCTGATGTCTCATGGCCCATTGAATGTAGTACAGGCCAGTATTACATAAGATGCACCCTAGTAGAGTTAGCCTCTGTATAGTATAGTTAGTTTTGCATCTGTCGTGCTCAATGCTATAAAGGAGAATTATAATGGCATTTTCAACTGCAGCAGGTTACAATAACTTACCTAACGGTAACTTTTCACCAGTAATCTACTCCAAACAGGTGCAACTTGCGTTCCGTAAGTCATCTGTTGTTGAAGCGATCACAAACTCAGATTATTTTGGTGAGATTGCCCAAATGGGTGATTCAGTCAAAATTATCAAAGAGCCTGAGATCACTGTTAAATCCTATGCACGTGGTACAACAATCACTCCTCAAGATTTGGACGATGAAGATTTTTCATTGACAATCGACAAAGCAAACTATTTTGCATTTAAAGTCGATGACATTGAAGAAGCTCATTCGCATGTAAATTTCCAAAGCCTTGCAAGTGATCGTGCTGCGTATAGGTTATCTGACCAGTTTGACCAAGATGTTCTTGGCTACATGTCTGGATACAAACAATCTGCATTACATGGTAACGCAAATACTGCCAATACAACTACTAACGGTAGTGTTGCTGTGTCAACTGCAGGTACTGATGAGTTGCTTGCCTCAATGAAGTTAGATGGTTCTGACTTTAATGGTGGTACTGCAAGTCAATCAATTGCACTTTTACCAAGAACTGGTGGTGCAACTGCTACACCTTCAACTGCAGGTGAAGCAAACCCACTTCAACTTATTGCTCGTATGGCTAGAAAGCTAGATCAGCAAAATGTTGACACATCTGGTCGTTGGCTCGTTGTCGATCCAGTGTTCATGGAAATCCTTCGTGATGAGGACTCACGTCTTCAGAATGCAGACTTCGGTGAATCTGGTGGTATCCGTAATGGTCTTGTTGTAAACAACCTACACGGATTTACAGTACACGTGTCTAATAACCTACCAACCTTTGGTTCTGGTCCTGCAACAAATGCGGCTTCAAACGCAACTAACTACGGTTTACTCGTAGGTGGTCATAGTTCAGCCGTTGCTACTGCAGAGCAGATCAATAAAACAGAAACATATCGTGACCCTGACAGCTTTGCTGACATTGTTCGTGGTATGCATCTATATGGTCGCAAAATCCTACGCCCTGAAGCGTTGGTAAATGCGCTTTACAACTTGCGATAGGGAGGACTAATTAATGGCACTTGGTGACAACACTTTAGCTTCTGCACGTGGTAATTCACAACGTGGTCGCAATCCATATATGGTTCAAACTGAACTAAACATGGCAACAGCATTATCGGACAAAGGTTCTGCATTAGCAGCATCCGATGTTATTCCAGTAATAGCTGTTGAAAAAGGTACTATGATCCTCAATGCAGGTCTTGAAGTCGTAACAGCAACAAGCGCAGGTACATCTACTTGTGATCTTGGAACTGGTGTAGACGCAGATGCTTTTGTTGATGGTTTTGATAGTTCTTCTGGATCTGCTGCAGGGGTTCTTTCACAGAATCCTGCTGCATTCCAACCTATCATGTGTGTGGCAAATGATAACATTGATTTGACTCTTGCAACACAATCAGGTACTGCAATGACTACAGGTAAGCTACGTATCTGGGCAGTCCTTATGGATTGTACAGACATAGGCGACATGGCTGCTAACGAAGTAGCACGTGACAACGCTTAACTAAACAATTGAGGGGCTGCTTTTGAGTGGCCTCTCTAACTGTATATAAAGGGATTCAAACATGGCTATCACAACAGCAATGTGTACAAGTTTTAAACAAGAACTTCTTGGTGCGGTCCATGATATGGATACCCATACTTTAAAGCTTGCACTAATTAAAAGCGGTATGTCTGGTACATATGGCGCAGCAACAGCTAATTATTCAGATGTTACAGGAAACTCTGACGAAGCAA